GGGAGACGAAGAGTTCGAAAAGCTGAAACGCTCAATCGAAGAGTTCGGGTACGTTGAACCAGTAATATGGAACAAGCGAACCGGCAACGTTGTGGGCGGGCATCAACGCTTAAAGGTGTTGAAACACTTAGGACACACCGAGGTCGATTGTGTGATATTAGACATAGACTTACAGAAGGAAAAAGCACTGAACATCGCGCTGAACAAAATCAGCGGCGAATGGGACGATACGCTTTTGACGGCATTGTTGAAGGACTTGTCGGACAGCGGCTTTGACACAACGCTCACAGGCTTCGATATGACTGAGGTCAGCGAAATGTTTGACGACGAGAGTGACATCGTAGAAGACGTTGTGCCCGAGGTCGAACAGGAAGAAGGGAAACGACCGTTCACGGCGCAGGGCGACGTATGGGAGCTCGGTCGGCATCGTTTGATATGTGGGGACAGCACAAAAGACAAGGACACCAAGCGTCTGATGAATGACAAAAAAGCTGACATTTATCTGACAGACCCACCTTACAACGTGAACTATGAGGGCGGCACCGGACTGTCAATACAGAACGACAACATGAGTGAGGAAAACTTCGTTCGTTTTCTTTCTGCGGCATTCGGGAGCGCACGCAAGGTCATGAAGGACGGAGCGGCTTTCTACATTTGGCACGCAGAGAGTCAGGGTGGAGCGTTCAGGCGTTGTTGCACAGAGCAACTGGGCAAGGTACGACAAATGCTCATTTGGAACAAAAACTGCTTCACGTTAGGAAGAAGCGATTACCAGTGGAAACATGAAGCTTGCATCTACGGTTGGACTGACGGCGCGGCGCACTATTTCATAGACGACCGTTCACAGTCGACTGTGTTTGAGGACAAAAAGATAGATGTGGCGAAACTGAAAAAAGAAGAGATGCGCGACTTATTAAAGGAAATGCTCAGCGATAAAATCTCAACGACGGTCATCAACGAAGACAAGCCGGCGAGGAATGCAGAGCACCCGACAATGAAGCCTTTGAAACTCCTTGCGCGGCTCATCAAGAACAGCAGTAAGGTCGGGGACATTGTGCTCGACAACTTCGGCGGAAGCGGAAGCACGCTCATAACGTGTGAGCAATTGAACCGCACATGCTACACAATGGAGTTAGATCCGAAGTACGCAGATGTCATAGTAAAACGATACCTGAACTTCACGAAAGCAGAGGAAATAACGCTTATTCGAGAGGGTAAAAAGAAGGTTGTAAAATCTTCTGAAATTCTTTCGATTTAGGGCGTTTTTCCCTAGACTTATTGTGTTCTTTCCGCTATTGTTTGTCCCACCAAAAGGACAGGAGGTCACAAACATGATAGGAAACGTAATAAGCCAAATAAAGTCGAACAGCAAACAGCCACAGGCGGAAGTCGGAATGGGATGCACGGTGTGTGCATGGTCAGACAGATATGCCTGCACAATCATCGAGGTATCGAAAAGCGGCAGGACAATCGTATGTCAGCGCGACAAGGCAACGCGCACGGACAACTGGGGAATGAGTGACTGCCAAGAATACTCATACGAACGCGACCCGAACGGATTGACATTCACAATGTGGTTTAACAAGCACGGTCGGTGGGTAGAAAAGGGATGCCCTGACGGGTACAAATGTTACCTCGGTAGCAGAGACGAATACTACGACTACAGCTTCTAAGGGGGGTGAAATATGAATAACTCAGTGTACATGACAAAAAAATTAGCAGAAGACTTAGCGGCAGACAGCGGCTTTCATATAGAAGTGCTGAATGCGCTTCTGCGGTACATGGAAAAAGACTATGGCGATGACCTAAGTGAAGCGGACAAATCCTCAAATGAAAACGCACTCAAAAATGGCGGGCAATTGATTGCCGCATACCATACAAGCAGAGGAAACGTGCTTATCATAACGGATGACACAAAGTCCGCAAAAAAAACAACGACTGTATTGTACGCGAGCGAATACTGAGGTGATAATATGACAAAAATTAAAGTAACCTTTGACAGCGGGGGACCCAGTGGAAACATATACTCAATACTCGCGGAGGTGAGAGCCGTCTTGCGAGCCGAACGACGAATAGTCGAGTACAACGACATGCGGGACGAAGTGTTCAAAGCACATAGCTACGCGGCGGCACTCAAAGTCATTCGAGAACATGTGGACTTAATCGACGTAAGCGGAAGATACTAAGCAAAAGAGCAATCGGAAACGGTTGCTTCTTTTTTAGGAGAGAAAATGAGCGAGATACAAAATAAGACACATTACGACAAATCTCGCGCAGACAGAGCCGTTGCATTCATCAGCATGCTCAAGCACACAAAAGGTGTGTGGCATGGCAAACCGTTTGAACTGTTGCCGTGGCAAGAAAAGATTATCAGAGACATATTCGGGACTGTGAAGGAAAACGGATACAGGCAGTATAACTACGCCTATGTTGAGATACCAAAGAAACAGGGCAAATCAGAACTTGCGGCGGCGATAGCACTTTACATGATGGCAGGAGACGGCGAGTGGGGCGCAGAGGTTTATGGATGCGCCGCAGACCGGCAACAAGCAAGCATCGTCTTCGATGTAGCGGTAGACATGGTGGAGCAGTGCCCCGCATTGAAGAAGAGAATCAAACCGTTACTATCGCAAAAGCGATTGGTATATACGCCGTTGAACAGCTTCTATCAGGTGTTGTCAGCAGAGAGCTATACGAAACACGGATTAAACGTGCACGGCGTTGTGTTTGATGAACTACACGCACAGCCGAACAGGCAACTGTATGACGTTATGCTACACGGTTCAGGCGATGCAAGAAAGCAACCTTTGTTTTTTCAGATAACTACGGCAGGCACTGACCGCAATTCGATATGTTGGGAAGTGCATCAAAAGGCGGTAGACGTACTTGAAGGAAGAAAGATAGACCCGACGTTTTACCCAGTAATATACGGAATTGGGGACAATGAGGATTGGAGCAACGAAGAGAATTGGTACAAGGCAAATCCGTCATTGGACGTGACGGTTGACATTGACAAACTGAGGGCGGCATATATGAGCGCAAAAGATAATCCTGCGGAAGAAAACTTATTTCGACAGCTACGGCTCAATCAATGGGTGAAGCAGTCGGTGCGTTGGATGCCAATGGATGCGTGGGATAAGTGTGCGTTTGAGGTTGATGATGCCGAGTTGTCAGGACGTGAGTGCTACGCAGGACTAGACTTGTCTTCGAGCACAGATATAACGGCTTTTGTTTTGGTGTTTCCGCCACAATCAGAAGAAGACAAATATGTGATTAAACCGTACTTTTGGATACCGGAAGACACGATAGAACAAAGGGTGCGGCGCGACCACGTTCCTTACGACGTGTGGAAGGCCAAGGGAAGCATATTCAGCACAGAAGGCAATGTCATACACTACGGCTATATTGAAGCGTTTATCGAAGACCTTGGCACCAAGTTCAACATAAAGGAAATCGCTTACGACAGATGGGGTGCTGTGCAAATGTCGCAGAACCTAGAAGGAGCGGGCTTCACGATAGTGCCTTTCGGACAAGGATTCAAAGACATGTCGCCGCCGACGAAGGAACTTATGAAACTGGTGCTTGAACATAGAATAGCACATGGCGGCAATGAACCGCTCAGGTGGATGATGGACAATATATTCGTTAGGACAGACCCGGCGGGAAACATTAAGCCGGACAAGGAAAAGTCAACAGAACGTATTGACGGAGCGGTAGCAACGATAATGGCACTTGACCGTGCAATCAGAAACAAAGCCGCACCGGACAGCGTTTACAACACGAGAGGAATACTTATCATTTGATAATGATAAATATGGCGAATTCGCCACAATAACAGGAGGAAAAATGGGATTGTTTTCAAAGCGAAGCAGAGATAAGCCTGCGGAAGAAAAACGCGCAGTAGATGCAAAAATGGACGAGTTTATTCGTGGCGTTGACGTTGACTATAACGGCGTGTCAAGCGGCGTGCAAGTGGACGAAATACGCGCAATGCAGACCTCAGCGGTATATGCATGCGTGAGGGTACTTGCAGAAACAGTGGCAAGTTTGCCGCTTTGCTTATTTCGAAGAGACAAGGAAAGCAATGCAAAGGCAACAGAGCACCCGCTGTTCGAAGTCTTACACGATTTGCCAAATAACGAAATGACGAGTTTCAATTTTAGAGAGGTTATGATGACCTCTCTTTTATTATACGGAAATGCATATGCGCGAATCATACGAGACAAGGCAGGACACGTAAAGGAACTGTGGTATTTGAAACCTAACTTGATGGAGGTTGAAAGAGACCAAAACACGAAGAAAATCAAATACACCTATTCGGACGACAAGGACAACAAAACGTATGTCTACAAGCCGGAGCAGGTATTTCACGTAGTTGGTCTTGGCTATGACGGCGTAAAAGGTTTGTCTCCGATAGACCAAGCGCGGGAAGCAGTTGGGCTGGCACTGGCAACGGAAGAGTATGGTGCTCGTTTCTTCGGAAACGGAGCGCGACCAGGGGGCGTGCTAGAACACCCGGGGGTAGTCAAAGAACCGGAGAAACTACGCGAAAGTTGGAATCGAGTGTATCAGGGAACGAAGAACAGCAACAAAATTGCTGTGCTTGAAGAAGGAATGAAATACCACGAAATTGGTTTGTCACCCGAAGCAAGTCAATTCCTTGAAACACGCAAATATCAGCTGAATGAAATCTGCCGAATATTTAGAGTACCGCCGCATTTGGTCGGCGACCTAGAACGAAGCACATTCAGTAATATTGAGCACCAGTCAATCGATTTTGTAACACACACGATAAGACCGTGGCTAGTGAGATGGGAACAAGCGATATACAGGAGTTTGCTCAGCGAACAAGAGCGTCAACTATATTACGCAAAATTCAATGTGGACGGGTTGTTGCGCGGAGACTTTGCGACTAGAACGCAAGGCTATGCGACAGCAAGACAAAACGGATGGATGAGTATCAACGAAATCCGTGAGTTGGAGGAAATGAACCCGATATCCGACGAACAAGGCGGCAATGCGTATTTGGTCAATGGAAACATGGTCAGCGCAGGACAGCAAAATACAGAACAAGGAGGAAGCGATGGAACAGGGCAAGAAGGAAATTAGAACACTGCCATTTGTGGAATTGCGCGTTGGGGAAGACGGCGATGAAAATTTCATAGAAGGGCATGCGGCTGTTTTCGACAGTTGGTCTGAGACACTCGGTGGCATCTTCCCGTTCAAAGAAAAGGTGAGAAAAGGTGCATTTGTCGACAGTCTTGGACAAGATGACATACGTGCTCTTTTCAACCACGACCCGAATTATGTCCTCGGCAGAAACAAGGCAGGCACCTTGCATTTGACCGAAGACGAAAGAGGGCTGTTGGTGAAAATCTCACCTCCGAATACGACTTGGGCAAAAGACCTAAGGACTTCGATTGAACGTGGGGACATAAACAAAATGTCGATTGGCTTTGTGGTTGAAGACGACGAATGGCGTTACGAGGACGGATACGATGTCAGGGAACTGAAAAAAGTAAAGTTGTATGACGTATCGCCTGTGACATTCCCAGCGTACACGGCAACTGATGTCGGAGTGCGTGCAATGGAAAGTTACAACGAATACAGGGCAAAACAAGCCGAGGAACAAACGACAGCAGACAAATTGGCTGTCGAAGCAAAAGCAAAACAAAAACTACAATCACTTATCAATAAATTCAAAAACATTTAGTGGAGGACAAAATGAATATTAAAAAAGTCATGGAGATGGAAGCAAAAAGAGAAGACTGTCGCTTGAAGGCGATGGCAATTCTTCAGAAGGCAGAGGATGAATCACGATTCCTGAGCGACAGCGAAAAGGAAGCAGTGGACAAACTCGAAACGGAAATCAGGAATTGGGACGAAAGCATTACTCGTTCAAAGAAAATGCTTGCCTACGAACCTGAGGATGCGCAGG